TTTGTTTGTTTGTTTGTTTGTTTGTTTGTTTGTTTGTTTGTAAGATTATCGCATTCTTACGAATGCTTGTCAATACTTTTGAACAAACATTTTCAATCAGTTTACTCACTTTTCATCAGTCCTTTCTTTGAGTATTTTAATTTCTTTTTTTAATTCATTTATTATTTCTTGTTGTTCTTTTATAGCTTGCAAGCATAGAGATATCATAGAATATAAATCAACACCATCATTTTGGTTGTTTGTAATAACATCAGAGTATTTATACTTTTTCCCAATTACAAAACCAAGGTGCTTTTTTATGCCATCCTGTTCTTTTTTTAAGTTATATTTATAAATATCAATTTTGTTTATTTCTTTTAAAGCACCAAAATATTTTTCAAAATTTTTTTTATTTTTTGCTAATGATGTTTGATCTAATCTTACGCAACTTATGTATTGTGCATTCAAAGTATTACCTTCCATTGATACTGCTGTACTACCATCCAATTCATTTTCTTGAATGAATTTAGAAACTGTAATACCTTCTCTTGCTTCCAAATATCCTGTATTTAAATGTATTATCAATCCAGAATTATTACTATAATTTGAACTTTGTATTACGCCACCTTCTATTGTAGAACTTTTTATAGTGCCGGTGAAAGTCCCGTTTTTGGCAATCATATTACCGTCTTTATCAACAGAGAAATTAGTAGAATTTATTTTCATATTATCGGTAGTCAAATTAAACTCCTTTCCAGAAAAATTTATATTATCGGCACTTACATTAAAAGCAGTTCCAGATTTTGAGTCTGCAGTTAATTCTGCTTTGACTATTTTTCCATTATTATCAACTTTTAAAACAATTTGTTTAGATTGAATATCAATCTCCCCTTGCATTTTATTGTTCATATCTGTTAATGTAGTTGTCTTTAAATTTATATCATCTCTTGTTTGTTTTATCTCACTATTTAATTCAACTTTTGCTGCGAATTGAGTAGTATAAATATTTGACGCCATCAATTGAACATATATATAAGCATTAGAATATCCAGGCAGTGAAACAGTGTAATTTCCTGCGGTAAGAGCAATAGTCGGATATTCATCACAAGATATTGTTTCTTCAATTGTTTTTAGTTTATTTTTATTGGTAGCTTTATCATACTCAACTCTTTTTATTACTGAACAAGTTTGACTATCATAATTTAATATAAATTCATCATAATTATTAGCGTCATAATACAATAAATCATCAGGTAATTCATAATCAAACACTTCATTTGTATCTGTATTAGTAAATCTTATTATTCTATTCATCAAGTATAAATCATCGGCTGGATATAAGTAATCAGATGGATATAAATAAGAAATATCTTCACTAATTGGATGAATTTTAATTGCTATTGGTTCACTTTCGTTAACTTTTTCTAAACTAACTGAAGCTTGTTGACTTTCACCACTTGTAGTTATATCTGCTATATCACTTATTTTAGAATTTATTTCATCTGTTGTTTGAGTTATTTTAGAGATTTTTTCATTTTGCCCATCTACAACAGATATCATATCTTCAATTTTTCCGGCGTTTTTATCTGTCTTTCTTGAGATTTCTATTATTTCTTGTTTTAAATCTTTATTATATGAAATCTTTGTAGAACTTTCTTTTATTTCACTAGCCGACAATGTTATTTCATAATTATCTGATTTCTTTAAATCTCCACTTAGCCATTTTATTTTTTTTGTCATTACATAAGACGTAAGTTCATTTCCCCATATATCTTTATACTTTATTTTATTTCCTAAATTTATGGATAACTTATTACTAATAAATTGCGTCCTCATTGTATAAGGTATAAACGACAAACCATTAATTTGTCCGTATATAGGTATTATTGTGGACTCTCTCAGGTCAATATTAGAAGTTGTATCTTGTGGATCGAGAATATAATTATTGTCTATTCTAAATTCAACAGTATTAGTTGGTTTAACTAATGGATAATAATAATTATCTTCGACATCTCCCCTACCAAGAACAATATAATTTATTGGTTTTGTAGCTTCTTTCTCTGTTGTTAACTCTATCCAATCATTTGCCTCATATATTGTGTTGTCAAACCATTTAAAATAAAATTTATCGTTACTATCTGTAACAACAAAACTTGCTCCAGCTTGCGCAACCAAAGCAATTACATTTCGGTTACTAATTCCATTATCTAATGGTGGTTCTTTTTCCAAAATCAAATTACTATTAGGAAAATCTGAATCATCATATGTTACTCCACATTCGTTAAAAATTGAATTTCTCCATTCTTTTAAAGTGCATGGAAATATATGTTTAGAGCTATCATATAATGTATCAAGCTTATATTTAATATCATAGCATTCTAGTTTAATATTTATTCTTTCTTGTACAGGTTCTACGTTATAGATATAAAAAGACCCTTGTGGAGTTTTAATCCAAGAGTCTTTAAATGAACTATAATTATTTTTATCATTCAACATTTCTATTGTTGCCTTGCCTAATTCACAAATACCTAGTATATTTCCATCACTATTTATTGTTGTCTCATATTCAAATGATTGCAACATTTTTTCATCATATTCTACATAATTCATTCGTTTACATCTCCATATCCAGCAAATTCTATAGTGAATTTATCATACACAATTTTATCTGTATTATTATCCTCTGGTATTTCCCACATTTTAGGATTGGCCTTTTGAGCATAAAAATCACGAGTAATAAATTTATTTAAATACTTTTCAAAATAATAGATTTTAATTTTTACTAATTTCAACAATTTCAAAAGAGGATATAATTCCCCTTGTGTAAGCCTTTTATCTATATCTAGTGTAGCAGCTGGTATTTCTGCGCATCTAACACGGTTTAAATACCCATTAAGTTTTCCTCTTTCAGCAGAAGATTCCAAATCGTTAAGTGTTGGTCCTTGCGTACCTCGGGGTAACCATTCCCATGGTATTTCAAAAAAATCTGTTGTATCGTCTGGATTTATTATTTTTATTTTATTCATAACTACCTCCTATGCTAGCAGCAATTGTTTTCCAAGTTCTTTTTCGGACAATCTTATGCTATCTAAAACTACTTTCTTAACACTGCTCGTTCCCAATTGAGTAATAATAGTTAGATTTTTGAAAACAATTTCCCTTTCTTTATTATCAAGATTTGATAAAACCCCAATAAATTCTTCCATTACTTCTCTATTTGCTTGTTTAATAGTTTCTAATGGGGCTTCAATATTAGTTCCATGTTTTTGATCCCCTAGTATTGCCGCAAATTCATGCCTTGCTGGAATAACAGCACCTTTTGCAAGTCTTGGTAAATTAAATGTCGGTAATGTCCCAATATTAATACCAGGGACTTTATTAATAACATCTATTAGTTTATTGATTGATTTAACTGGAAAATTAAGTATATCTTCTATAGATTTCAAAACTCCATTAATTACAATCTTAAATGCACTTCCTATAACATTCCCAACTTTAGTGCCTAAAGTTTTGAATAACCCAACTATTTTTGAAATCAAATTTTTGAAAAAAGAAATCATTGATTGGAATTTATCTTTTATTGGCTTTATTACATGATCATAAATCCAATCCCCTACTTTTTCCAAAATGGCTTTTGTATCATCCCAATGTTTAATAATTAAAGCACCTAACGTAGTTAGTGCTGCTATTGCTAGTAAAATCCAAGCTACTGGATTTGCGGCATTTACTGCTAGCATTGCAATAGCAACGCCGGCAAGTATTAGAGATAAACCTTGTAATATTACAGCAAAATTATCCCATGATGGGTCTTGTATAAATTGCATTATTCCTTGAATCAAAGTTACAACACCTGCAAGCATTGTACCAAAAGCTAAAGCTTTTATTCCGTCCATTCCTAGTTTAACAGCAATAATGCCAGCCGCTAAACCATACAAAAAGCCTATTATCAGTTCTTTATTTTGAATAACAAAATTTTTGACTGCGTTTAATATATCCAATATTTTTTGACTATATGTTATTTCATTGTCATAATTTATATCATCTGAATTTCCACTTGCGTTATCATTTCCAATAACTTCAAGTTTATCAAAACTCGCTAATGATCCGCTTGCTTCTTTACCACTATTTTTTACTTTCTTCAATGCTTTTGATAATCCGGAAGCTTCATTTTTTGCATCTTTCAAACTTTTTCCGAATAAACTAGAGACAAATTTAGCAATAGTTCCTGTTAATTTTGATAGAGCATTCATTAATGAATTTATTGCGGGTAAACAAGCGTTATAAATTGGAGCAAATGCCGTCATTAAGTTAGCTCTTATTTGATTCAAATTATTACTAAAAGATGAATTGGTTTTCAATAAAGAAATCATATTATTTCTTAAATTCGTTAATTGATTTCGCATTAAGTTAAATATCATTGCAGTGCCAATTAACCTCGACATTTTTAATTTAAATTTATCAATTTTTTTGCCTAATTCTTTAAAACCTTCGCCATATTTCAATATTGACTTTTGATTTAGTGAATCATTAATTTCATCTTTTAAATCGTTGGCTTTTTCTTTAGTATCATTTAATTTATTAGTCATTAGCTCAACTTGACTAGACAACTGATTTATTTTTACATCTTCGCCTTCTTTTAAAAGCCCAGTTTGAGCATATAATTGCAAATTTTCAAGTTTCCCTTGAACTTTATCTAAAGCTAATTCTTGACTTTTAATACTATCAACTGTTTTGTTATAGCTATCTATTAACTTTTCTGTGTGTTTTGTTAAATTATCAAAATCTTTATCAATTCTTTCATGTACTAATGTAGTATCAACTACTATCGCTGCTTTTTTAATTGCCAGACATAAAGCACCTCCTTATTTTTAATTTTTATAAAATTCTTCAAAAAACTTTTTTCTTTCTTCTGATTCTTGATGTACTTTTACATCTTCTAAATCAATAATGTCCTTAATTTTTTTGTATTGTTCTTTTTCTTCTTTGGTAAGTTTACCTTCATTTTTTCTAGTTCTATAATAGGTTATTTCTCCAAACATGCAATCTGGATTCATATCCATAAATAAAGACATAAATTTCCACCAATGGAGATTATTTTCTTTTTCTAAATCAATGTGATGCGTAGAATTAATTCCACTAAAAATATACCCCCCATCTTTTTTGAAAGAATAAACTCGTTGTGATGAGTTATTCTTACTCTTAAAACTGCCATTACAGTCTATGAATAATATAGCTTTATCACAAGCAACCGAAAATTCATCATCTGGTATATCTTCTTTATAAAGTTTTTTAACCATTATATACGCCTTTTCATAATTTGTAAGTTCATTGTCTTCCAAAGCTATTAAAATATCAATTACTGTTCTGAAATCGTAATTAATGTCGTATATTTTTTCATTAATTCTAATTTTAGTTGGTAATTTATCTGTCAATATATTCATTATAATACTTCCGGATCTTCATTTTGAATGTAGCGATTTACTTTTTGATTCCTTGCATCTCTTACATGTGGAGCAATAAATTCTAAAAGCGGAATTAATAAATCTATATCTTCAGTACCTCCAGTAAAAATATCAATAGTATCTTTTCCGAATACTTCATATAAATTTTTAAATACACTACTAATAGTATCACTTTCTATTTCTATTACATCACAAACTTTTTGAATATCTGCTTTTGCATTTTCAAAATCTTCCATTGTTTCTAATCTGGTATTTTGTAAATCTGGAATTTCCTCTTTATTTTCAAGTCTTTTTAGGGCATTAGTGCAAGTGTTAAAAATGTTTGTTATTTTTGCCATTATTCTGTTATCGCTTGGATTAAATTTTATTTCTCCTAATTTATTTCCATTTTCATCTAAAATATCTTCTTTAATAAATTTTTTATTTACTATTATATTCATATTTAATTCCTTTCATAAAATTTAAAAATAAAAAGGGGCAAAATTGCCCCGCTATTATGCTGATGTAGTTGCAGTAAATGCTTTAGATGTGGCATTAAATGTGCCATGTGTTTTATTACCTTTCCAATTTAAAGTAATTGGCGCATTTATCTTAGTTGTATCTCCACCCCAAGATTTTAAATCAACTACAGCGTCTTCAGTAAATGCTCCGTAAGAACCATCAGTTTGTTTATCTGCAAGTGTTACTTCCATACATTGTAGAGTTGCTTTATCTCCAGTTAGATTATATTTAAACATTAAATATAATATTTTAGACAATACATCGTTTCCACGGATTGCTACTGGATCAATTTCAGAAGTTTGTGCTCCAGCAGTATGATCTATATTAGTTTTACCTAATACATTCTTTTTTGACTCAATTTCATTATTTAATTCGCGAGTTAATTCATCATTATCTTCTCCGAATGGCACCCATGAAGGAGTTTCCCCATAGGTTATTCCAGATTCATCACATGCAGTGATATTCGAATTAAAAAAAGTTATGTGATCTTCACGATTAAATTTATTATTTCCATCTAATAACGTTAATGCCATATATTTTTCTCCTCCTTATCATACAGCAATTTACAACTCATTTCATATCTCGCAATTGTGTTTGTTTTATCCGTTCCATAAAGATATCCCCCACTTGTAATTTCGAGCGAGGTTGATACTTCTCCTTGGTTTAGCTCAGGATATTTACCTTTAAAATTATTTTGACATACCCAATCAGCTATTTTTTCAAATAAGTGTAAATTTTCAATATTTTGAGTATCTTTTAGTGGATTAAAAAAAGCTCGACTTGCAATTACAAATTGACATTGTCTATGCGTTTTTGTTTTCAACACGTTAGTCCCCAAAATTAAAGGGGCTTCTACTTGCTCTATAGACCAATACTCACAGTCATTAGAGTTTACATTTAGATAATCAACATTTATTTTTGTTAAATCACCTAAGTAAGGGCATTCTTTAAAATAATCCTTTATACATTCAATAATTGCTTTATTTTCCATTATTACCTCCGATTAATTTAACTATTCCATCTAATAAATCATCCATTTCATTTTCTATCATTCGATCAAACCAATGAGAACCTCGTAATCCACCACCATGATATACTAAATCTCGACCGGTCGGGTCCATTATTTTTTGTGTATTTGGTCTACTCCAAAAACCATAGTCGGGAGCAAAAAAGGCTCCCTTTAAAGTGATTGGGTCCACCATCAATTTACCTTCGTAAAGGTAATTTGCGTCTGGAGTATCCCAAATTACTTTACCACTTCCTATTTTAGTAGCTACTACGCCAGAGTCGTGTATATGTTTACCTGGAACATAAGGTTCACTATGATATAAAACAAAACTATCAATATATTTTTGAACTTTTCCGCCTTCGTCTAAACCTACTGATTTAACTAAATCTTTTGGTAACTCTAGACTTGCCTTAATTTTCAATCTGTTACCTCTATATTGTTTAAATTATTAATAGCATAAGTGTTATCTGATATAGACTTTATCAAAAAATAATCAACATGAGACTTTTGCACCTCGGATAAATCTGTGATTTCTTTAAATGCTCCAAAGACAATTAAGTCATTTTCTTTAAGTGTAAAATTATTACTCTTATCATTTAAAGCTGTATAATTTTCATACGATAAATATTTTTCTAAAGCTTTATTAGAAAATATCACTCTATGCGCTGTAGAATACTTTTCACCATTGTTTTCTTTAGATATTATTTTTTCCGTATGAGCAAATACATTATCAACAATACATTGATTAAATTTATCATCTACAATATTAAAAACTGTTACTTTATCTGGAAACATTTTGTCCTCTAAACATTAATCCTATATTTGCTAATTTTTCATAACAAATACTATAAATTTTTTCCTCTAATTCTTCAGTAGATAAAATTCTTTGTATATGAATACCTGATTTATTAACATAACTTACAGAATGGGGTCCAACAGTTTCACTAGCTATTTCTTTCGTATTGTTTTCAGCATTTTCTATTAACACATCTTGTTTATACAATATTTCAGCTATTTCACATATTGTATTTTTGATGTTATTATCAAGATTAGTTTCATTAATTCTATTTGAAGTATAAAAATTTACTTTACTACTTGCACTTATTGAATATTTATTAAATGAAGATTCAGGTATGCTAGAACCTTCATATGTATCAGAATAATAATCATAATCAACTATTTTAGTTAGCATACCTTTAGCCTCCTATTCTTCTGAATTATCAGAATTTTTTTGATTTTTTTTATTTGATTTTTCAGTTAATTCTTTAACTTGATTTTCTAAGTTAGCTTTTTCTTCAGTTAATTCTTTAACTTGATTTTCTAAGTTAGCTTTTTCTTCAGTTAATTCTTTAACTTGATTTTCTAAGTTATCAACTTTTTCTTTTAATTCTTTTGGTATTTTTTCTAAATCTAGTTTTTCAACCATTAAAGTTTCGTTTTCAGCACGAACTAAATTTAATTCCGCTCTTAAAAGTTCAATTTCTGCATTATTTGACTTAGAAATTACACCTACACCAATTCTAGTTGCCATCTATATTCCTCCTTCAGAAAACTAAGCAAGTGGCTTAGCAGATACACGAACGCCAGCCACTTTGTTTTCATAAATATCAACAATACCATATTTTCTATGTTTTTGAATATAAGCATCACTATCTGGGTTGTTTTCTGGAACAATTATATCTGATGCTGTATGTTTAGGCCATTTTAAAATAGCAGATTTTTCAACAATCATAAAGTTAATATCTTTACCTGCTTCTGCTACTAATTCATAATAGTCTGTTCCTGAAGTAAATGCATTTCCAGTAAATTTAGTGTATGTATCACCGCTCTTAGTATAATATGTTTTTCCGCTTATTACACTAGTATCACTAGTTTTAACATATTCAGCAACAGCTTTTTCATATCCTCCAATTGATTCATCGCCGTCATCTCCGCTTAAAAGATTAATAGCAGTATAAAATCTTTTTTGTGGAACTTTAACAATGCCTGCAAATTCATCTAATACTCCAGTTGATTTATATTTCTCAACATTTTGTGCTTTTCTTAATAGCGTTGAAGTTATAAATAGGTATCTAGAAACACCAGTTACTTCTTCTTCATCCATTGCACTTTGTTCTCTTTGAATTGCATTTAAAATATCATCTCCGCTTGTCAATGTTTCATTAGTGATAGAAACTCCTTCTTTACCAGAAAGAGTTGCATATGTAAATGCATCTTGTTCTGGAGCAGCTTGAGTTCTAGCAAATTCTCCAGCTAGTTTTCCAAAAGCAAGCTCAGCAGATTCTTCATTATCCATTGTGTCAATTTCAAATTTTACACCACGATCATAATTTGCTTTATGAGTTTCCCAATCAAGTTTAACATTACCTTTCTTATAACCACTATTTCTTGAATAATCTTTAAGACCATCCATAGAATATTTAGCAATTAAAAATTCTCCAGCTTTTTGTCCCATTTTTATGTCTTTTTCAGGGCTGTTTAAGACACTAGATGTTTCTGCATTTTTATATACCTCATCTAGTACAGGTACATAATTTTTTGATAATGTAATATTATTCATTCTTTCTTTCCTCCTCTATATTACTTTTTTTCGACACTCAGTCCCATTGCTTCACGCAATTCATCTGCAGTGCCATCAATTTTTGGAGCTGTTGGTGTTGTTGTAAATTTAGGGTTTGCAACTTCACTTAGGAATGCTCCACTATCCTTTTCTTGTAAATCCTTAAGCCATTCAGAAGCTCCTAAAAACTTTTTAGATTCTTCATCATACTTAAAGTCTTTTGCATTAAATTGTGCTATTACTCCTGCTTTTGCACTTTCGCTCGCAAATTTAATGTCATTAAAAAAAGCATTAGTTCTTTCTTCTCTAATACTCTTTTCTTTAGCATCATTTTGTTCTTTTACTAAATCATTATACTTAGTTTCCCAATCAGATGCTGATTTTTTAATGCTATCGATGTCCATATCTTTATAAGATTTGATTTCTTCGTTAGCACTATCAAGTTGTGTTTTTAAGGTTTCTTTTTCCTCTCTAAGACCTTGAGTAACTTTCCCATACTCAGCCATTATTGTATCAATGGTTTCCTTATCAAGTTCTAAGCCCTCTAAAAATTCACGTTTCATATATTTTTCCTCCTTCGTATTTTTTACATGGTCACGTCCATGTGTGAATTAAAATATTTACTAGTCTTAACGTTGCTATGTCACACGAAAAAAGCCAATATTTCTATCGGCTTAGTGCATTTATAAGCACCATATTAAGTAAATACAGACAACCTGTTTTATAACCATCGTTGTTAATATATGTCTTATAACAAGTAATCTCTTTAGTTATAAACTCAATATATTTACTCAATATGCTACCTATAAAGATAGCATAATAAAAACACTCTATTCTTTTTGAATGTTACTTTTATTTTTATGATATTCTTTCATCTCTTTATTAAATCGCTCTGTTTCTTCATCTGTTGGAATGTAATCGTCTTTTAAATTCCATATTTTATCAACTAATTTTGTTAGTGGGCTATCATGGTCCACCTTTACTTCATCGCTCCAAAATTGCGTTTCCAAAGAATTACCGTTTTTTAGTTTATTGTCCATATTATTCTACTTCCTCCAACCTAATATATATTTTACCATTTTTTCTACTTAAATCAATATATCTGAACTTAGTTTGTCTTCCGAACAATATTTCTCCACCGCCTTCGTCATTCAAAGTAGATAAATCCCTTCCATTTTTCGATTTGATAATGAATTGCAACAGCATATCTTCATCATATATTTTTTTAGAAGAAGAAATATAAGCCCCCCAACTACCAATTCTTTCATTGTTATTAAATATACTTAAAATACTATTTAATTGTTCTTGACTTTCTATATTTACGCTTCTATTAACTTCTCCTTGATATTTAGGAACTTTAGATAATGCATTATCTAAACTATCTCTAAAACTAATTTGTTCTTCTGTTAACTTTCTTCTATTATATAATGATTCGTTGATTTTATATGAACCAGATGATATATATTCTTTTAAATCTCTTTGTTCTTGAAATGTTAAATGATTAAACCAATTATCTTTTTTAAGTGGTTTTGTTAATTCGTTACTGATATATTCTCTATTGTAATCCCTTGTTAATTTATTATTTTTTAGCCATTTATCAAAATCTTCATTAATTGATTTTATTTTTTTATTTACTTTAGAAAAATACTCTTTGTCATCAGTTTCTTTTGCTACTATCTTTTCCCTTTTTAAACTTCGTATATTTCGTTCGTATGCTCTTTGTTTTTGAAGTAGCTCATATTTTTCTTTATTTTCTATTTCATCAATTCTATCAGGTATTTTTTCCCACTCCCATGTGGGTCTCATGTGATGATAACAATTTATTCCTTTTAGTCCTAACATTTCTCCATAACCTGTTTTCTCATATAAGTTTGGATACTCTTCGTTAGATCCAACTATCATATATTTTTTTCCTTGCCACTCGTCGTGAGCTTCATAATCATGTTTCATATATTTTGTTCTGATTCTAGCGCCTAAATGTTGATCAACATAAACTAGATTAGTATCTAACTCCTTTGCATGTTCGATTTCACAATCTCCGACTAGTTTATTTACTCTAGTAACAACATCTCTTCTAATAGCAGATTCAATTGTCAAACTAACACCACTTACGTAGTTAACTGTTTTTATACCTTCTTTAGCAAAATTTCTTAATGCTTTTCTAATACTTTCTGAATATGTATAAATACCACTCCCTGTTTCTATGTATGCTTTGTTAATTATATTCTTATAAACTTTGTTAGCACCTTCTATAGCAGTTGTATTAATCAGATCCATAATGCTTTTGCTATCTTTAAATGCTTCAGATATTAAATTATTAATTGAAGCACTATTATATAAACTATTTGGATTCTTTTTTATTAATCCTTTATTAAAGTATTCTTCTAGCCTATCAAAATTATCAACTTTTGTGCCAGCGTTTTCAACTATACTTTTTAATACTTTTTCAATGTTTTTTTTATTGTTGTGGATAAGTTTTTGATTACTCTTTTTGAATGACTTCAAATCGTTTAACTTTTCTAAATACCATTTCAAAGTTCCTTGAACATCATCATAAGACAATAATCTCGTAAGCATGTCTTTTATAATATCAAGTTCAATCTCATCATAAATATTAACTAAAGGTTTAAGTAAATTATCAAACTCATACTTTGTCATTATTCTTCAATTAGATCTTTCTCTTCTTTTACTTCTGTTAACTTTCGATATTCTACTTGTTTTTTGACATACTCTATAGCTTCTTTTTCTTTCATTCCTTTAGTATCCATAATGTATTGAACATCACTAGTAATGTCTGCGTTTCTTTCAATTAAAGCTTGATTACGAGTACTATCTTTATCAACTAAAATGCTATCATCCCAATCGTGTTCAACAACATAATCATTTTTAACTGGAATGCCATATAATTTACACAAAACATAAATTCCATATATTAAATCATCAAATGCGTGTTGTAAAGAATCTTGAATATCAGCAACAGTTACATAATAATCTTGTTTAGCTGATTTTATTTCTGTTGCTGTTTTTGCTATAGAATCCATTTTAGATATGACACCAAAGGCTAGACCACATTCACTTTCTGCTTGTCTTAAATACTCGTTTAATCCATTGAATAATGATGTATCTCGTATTTGAGGGCTAAAAATATTATATGATTTATCTTTTGCTTCATCAAAATTTAATTTTCTGAAAAGTCTTTTCTTTCTAGCAGGCATTTTATATTTTTTATCTTCTATACCTTCTAACAAGGTAATATCTGCATCTATTGCAAGTTCTGTGCCTTCAAATTCCCATAGAGTCCTAGAATATTGTTTATCTATTTCTTTTAAAGTATCGATTGCCGAATACCAAATTGGAACTCCGCCAGGATATGAATTGTCAATAGTATTTGCACTTTTCATACTTGCAAATCCGCCAAGCAGTCTATCTACACCTTCTATTGATGTTTCTTTTTCAATATCTTTCCATTTATCAACATCAGACAAATTAATTTTTCTTTCTAATATTACGCCATCTTTTCTGCCTTTATAGACTATATTTTTAATTGTTAAAGTATTATCATTTAATTCTTGATATTCTAATCTGGTATAAACATCATTTCCTTTTGTTAATTGATCTATTATTATGATTCCCAAAAGATTACCATCATCATCAAATTTAACTGGAATAAACTTATCAGCTTGAATAACACTTATACTAATATTTTCTTTTTTATAATATGGCTTAAAAAAAATACAAGATTTTCCAATCATGTATTCTGCATTAACTCTTTTTCTAGTCAAAAATCTTTGATATATTTTATCAATATATGGTTCACTACAAATACTCTTGTATTCAATTGTTACGGCTTTTGCAACTTTTTCACTTATTGTTTTTGCCACATGCAGTGATGCTGTCGTATCATCTATCCAAGGCTCATTTCCATTAAATATTTGCGCCCACTTTTGAAAAGCATCTAACATATCTTGTGATGTTTGTAAATCAAGACCAAAATCATTTACTATTTTATTATAATCGAACATTTTGTTCCACCATCCTTTAAACTTATTTATTAAATCACGTATCATCTTTTTCATCACCTCCAACTGTTGGTAACATTATTTTTATAAATTTCCAAATTCCCATTATTAAATATCTCTTTGCATCTTCACAATGGTCATTTTGTTTTATAGGAACTTCTTTCCCTTTTTCTAATTGATCCTTATCATATTCATATTTATATTCTTCTTCTATTAAATGCTTTTGTCTAGGAGATATAAATAATCTTTGATAAGAAAATAATTTTTGAACTCTTGATATCCCTAACGCAACATCGTTTTTGGCATCTCTTACTATTACATCACTGCATACTTTTTTTATTTCTTCTGCAAGACCTTTTGCAGATGGATCTATAAAAACAACCAAGACTTTTAGTCCTGTTTCTTTTTCCAATTTTTCTTTAAAACTTTTAAAATCCTGTGCATAATCACTTGGGCTTCTTTGTTTTCCAGTATCGCGTCCACTGTAATAATATTCATCAATACCCCTAACACACTTATCAGTATAATCTATCCCGAATGCCTGATAAGTCGTTGCGTTCATTTGACCATAGTCTACTCCAATATAAATATTTTTCATATTTTTGTAGTTTTCTTGTGTACACTCTTTAACATGAATTTCTTCATTAAACATATAATAGATTAATTCATCAATACCAGTACATAATCCTAACCATAGCCAATTGTACATTTTTTCATCTAATTTTCTTAATATTTCAGCAGTTTGAATTAATTTCTTTCCAAGCCAACTTTCCGGAACATCTCTATAATCTGTATGAATATGAACACAATCTTCTCTTAAAATCATTTTATTGAGCCAATCCATTATTGGAGCTTTCGGATTCTTTGGAGGATTAAAATAATATTCCATCACAAATTCTTCTTCATTGCCTCTAATAAAGGTTGCTTCAATATTTTGAATTTCATCTTCTCCATCTCCCTTATCGAAGAACTCTGTTAATTCATCTAGTTCAACTAATACTATTGGTCTATCTTCGTCAATCATACCCTTAGTATCATCTATCGAGTCATTACCAGTAAAATAAATTGTATTACCAGTAGGCAAATATTTTATTTGCATTGGACTAACGGTTATTTTGAAGTTTTTTTTTGGAATTTTCAGTCTTGTAATAGCTCTTTTGCACTCATTAAATACCGTTTTTTTTAATTTGTTATGAAACTTTCTCAATATGACTACTGAACCGGGCTTTGTATTAATAATTCTTCGAACTGCTCTTAATGCACCTCGACTTGATTTTGTGCCAGCACGTCCACTTGTATATATTTGGTGGGTATGTACAATATCATTGAAATTATTGTAATATTTAGGAATAATTAAGTCGCTCATTTTTATTACTGTTTTATTTTGGCAAGTCATCGACTATCACAACTCCACTTTCAGTATTTGATGCCTGATTTTTTATTTCTCTTAATTTGAGTTCTTTATCAATTATTATTCCATAAGCACTTGCAACATCTTTTATATTCGTAAAATTATCTAAATTATCAACTTTATCTTCTATTGCAGTCAATAATTTTTCAACTATTACTTTTTTCCTATTTTTAAGTGAATCCATATAGGCTAATACATCTTGAGTATTTTCTTCTTTTTTTTGTTCGATTTTTTTCGAACTGTTTTCATCAGACTTAACAAGCTTTCTAACAGTTGTATCAGAAATATTATGTTTTCTAGCTACTTCTGAATAATTTCCGCATTCAATATAATCAGCTATTATCAGTTTCTTTTTCTTATCTGTTAACTTTTTTCTTACTTTAGACATAATAACCAACTTACTAATTCTCTTTTGCTTTTAAAAACTTCTTTTTCTGGATATATTTCATCTGAATGTAATTCTTCATAAGAAACTGAATAATTTTTACCTACTTTTCCATCTTTAGCAACTGTTATTTCAATTATAGTGATTTTATACTTTTTGGATAAATTTGTTAATGCTATTCTTATATACTTATCCAAATTCATATTTAATCACCTTCTTCTACGTTTTTATCTTTTTTTGTTTTAGAAATTATTTCTATAATACCTCTATCAGATAAATACTTTGCTCTTTCTTTTGTAATTTCGTATTTATAACCTGGTTGTAATAACCCTAAATCTCTGTTTTCTTTATCTTCAAAATTATGTATTTTAACTACTACTTCAACCATAATTTTCCTCCTTTCTAATAATTGGTTGTGGGAAAAGGAATTGAACCTTTTTCTTTAGCCTCTGAAACTAATATGTTACCATTACACTATCCCACTATTTATTTTTTATAGTTTTCATCAAATTCGATACATTCCCAAATTTCTTTTTTGTGAGCAACTAGTATAGATGTAATAATAGCAAATAATAGCATAGTTATTACAAGTACTATAGCTAATATATATTTCATTGTTACATCTTTCCTTTCTTTTTTAGATACTGTACTAATGATATGCTTCATTATGCTAGCAAAGGAAGTTTTGGCAGCGCCATCATCAAAGGTCGACTGAGCACTATTCCCTATCCACATATCATCAGTACACTACCTAAAAAGGTAGTACTACTTTGCACTCTCCTAAATCTCAACGAAAAAATTTAAGTTCCGTACATTTTGTAGACTGCTTTGTTCGTTGCCAGGGTTTACCAGCAGTTTTCCCTAGTGCCATAACCTATACAGACGCATCCACTAGGAACTCATTATCGAAAGATTTTTGAGTACATATTTATAAGCACCATATTGAATAAATAAAATTTCGTTTCCATTCCTATTGCCCTATATCGCTACTCAGGTACCGTAGATATAGCAGCAATAGGTTCGACCAGTTAGACACGTCCTCTCTAACATTCTCTCTTTATTTACTCAATATGCTGCCTATAAAATTGGTAGGCGAAGTAGGACTTGAACCTACACTAGCTCGGATATAAGCCGAGTGCTTTAACCAATTAAACTATTCGCCTAAAAAAACGACTAGAAAATAATCTAATCGTGTACGAGGTATTATATGGAATATGTATAATTATTCCATGATACCATTTTATCACATTCCACCGGACATTGAACGGACATCTTTTAAATTTTACCATTTATTATTTCTTTATATATTCTTCTTACTTGTTTTTCACTATAATTAAGAGTTTCTGCTATTTCTATCCAGTATCTTTTTCGATTGTATTTTCTTATAAAATCCATATCTTCTCTTAATTCGTAAACTTTTAACTTGTAAGGTTCTATATTTGAAATTCTTTGCATTTCTTTAAGAATGTATTTTTGATAACTCAATATACTTTCTTGTAAAGAATATATTTTAGTATCTAATTCTTCATCCTTTATAATATAATGACTAAATTTATCAAATATAGCATTCGTCCTACTTGTAACCACATCTTTAAATTTTGAAGATCCCGGTTGTGTCTTAATATAGTTTATCTTTTTCTTAGTTAAGTACACATCCAATTCATTTTCTAGCTTTTCTATTTCGTTTCTAGCTTCTTTAATAGTTAAATGTTTTTCCAGTATCATTCTAAGCCTCCATCATTTCTTTTAGTTCATTCTCATTATATATTCTATATCTATACTGAGTATTTAATCTTTTTTCTGTTTTACCTATTTCCCCCAAAAGTAATTTTCTATTTTCAATACCAACAAATCTTTGTTGGTATGTTCTAAGCGTATGAGCTAGTTCTTTTTCTTCTTTTATTTTTCTTCTATCAATTAACCTAGACTTAAGTTCTTTTATCATTCTATAACTAGCTTTACTATCTAATTTATTGTTTTCAATATAATGATACAGATCACTTATACTTTGATCATTTTTAGAACACATATCAGACAAATTATCAATATATTTATCTAACTCATCTAATAACTCTACTATTTCTTTTACTTTTGTTGCTAAATTCATAATTCTATTTTTATTGTCCTTTCTAACTAATAATTCCATTTTTTCTCAATATTTTTAAATCTTTTTCTAACTTTTTTTAAAATTTTTCCATATCTTTTGTTAATCTGCAAATTTTGTATTTTCATCAACTTGCTCATTGTTTGTTATTTCACAAATTAAATCATTAGTTATTTTAATTTTTACTTCCCCATATCTTGCATTAAAAGGATATATATCTTGCCATTTTTCACAAATTATATAGCCATTGCTTATTTTCCATTTGTTAGTCTTACTATTTATTTCTAAACCATCTCTTAAAGAATTTATGTACGCTTTTCTTCCAACAAAATTAAATTCTTTGTTATATTCTGGATATTCATTTATAAAATTATCATAAATATCTTTAAAATCATATTTTAATTCATATAAAAATCTAGGAATTATTTCTTCATGATATGCTCTTATATAACCGCCATCAAATAAAGTTCTAGGTTTTATATCGCATATTTGTTTTATAATATTGTTATTAAATTTATTTAATGGTATATAAACTAAATCATCTTTCCCAAAACAAACATTCTCTTCAACTTTTATATCTTCAATAATTTTAATATATCTAAGATTTAAAATTACTATACCATCAATTATCCCTATTGTTTGGCCAGGTTCTTTTAAAAGATTATATTTTTCATCATTTTTATAAGTTCGTCGAAAATCATAATACTTGGTTGCTCTTGAAGTATAGCCTTTAATTATTTCTTTTTCTCCAAATTTGCAATTTGCTTTCCATCTACCCGCACTAAAGCAAGTCCCATTTTTATAAAAAGAACATTTTTCACATTTATCGCAATATGTTATTTCTGCCTCTAATGGCATTTCTTTCACACCTTTAAAAATGCTCTTGCCACCATATAAATTAACATTTATTTTATTCATCCTTTAACTCCTTTTCTAACATAGGTTCTATTTTTAAATAATCTATTTCATTCATATCTAAAAGTATTCTCCAATGTTGTTCTTTATAATCATAATTTGTTAGAATAATATCTACTCCCAATAATCTAATATAATAATCAATAAATTCAATTTTTTCTAAATTATGTCCACCGACTTTGCATCCGTTTTTTTCTTTAAATTCATAATAATATCTCATACTATTTCTCCTTTAAATTGTTAATTTCATCTATTAGTTCATTGATTTTAATAGCAAACGCTTTGTCCATATTTCTTGCAGTCCATTCTCCATTTGGAAAACCTAATGTTTTTTCTCTAACAGTTATTTTTTCTATCTTCTTTGGTTCATCTAGTATTTCTACTTCATCAGTTAATATTTTAAAATTATAACTTTGCCATAATGTTCTATCTTCTTCATCATAATAAGTTTTCTCTTCTTCATCATATATGTAAAGCCATGCATCAAACATTATTTTTTCAGGCACTTCTTCATTGTTTGCTATTTTATTAAGCAAATCTATTATTTTAATTTTCATTCTTAACATCTCCTATTATTTCTTTATCCCAATTGTCTATTTCTATATCAAAACCATATTTTTGTAATAATTCAGTAGAATACTTATAATGTTTCCCATAAAAAGTATGAGTAGATAAATATACATGATTAAAATAATCTCCGATGTTTGGACAATTACAAATAAAATCATTGTCTTTATCTTGTTCATCACAAATTGGAACTATCCACCCACAACAATCACACACTATAATTTTGTATTTATCATTTGCGGGAACTTTTGACAATTCTTCCCAGTTTTTAATTAGTTTCATCTGATACTCCTATTATTTCTATTGCATCCCACTGCAAATTTTTATAATTATGCACTCCAATTTTTTCTAGTTTTTGTAATGCTTCATGCTTATCTTTAGCAATTATTTCAACTTTTCTCTTATCCGTTTCATAATTCCAATAACATCCATATTTATTGGTTTCTATAAAAGTAAAAATAAATCTATACATTATTCTCTCCTATTATTTCTTTATATTTTTGCAAGATGTCATCTGCTTCATCAAATTTATCTTTGCAAACATCACAGCGTCCTCTTGCTAATTCATCTTTTTCATCTTCTAAATACTTTATAAATTCTTTTTGTTGAGTTTCCACTTTTTGAACTAAACTATTATATTTTTTGCTATCTTTTATTCTTCCTGCACAGTCTGTTCTATTGCAATAACAATTTTCAAGTTGTTTCTTTAATTCCAGATTTTCATCTTTAACTTTTTCAGTACACCACATAGCAAATAAAGTCATATCTTCGGGTTTTTCGTATTTATCTAATTTTTCTTTTAATTCTTGATTTTCTTCTATCAAATTCATTGTATTATCGAACTCTGCTTGACATAATCCTGCTTTATAACTCTCTTGTATTAAACTTAATATGATAGGTACTAGTTCATCATCTTTGTTTAATAATGTTTTCTCACATATATACTCTATATTTAAATCTTTTTCGCTCATTTACTCATCACTCCCTCTATTTTCTTTGCTTTATATCTTCCACATAGTTCGCATACAAAATCTCCGTTATCATCAGTCATTGTCAATGTTTTAGCATTACAATAAAAGCAATTAGTTGCATCTTTATCATGCTTATGTTCTTTTATATATTTTCTTCGTTCTTTTCTATTATAACTTGGCAACATTGGTTTTCCATTCCATGTGCCATACATACTATAATCAAGATTTTCACTTATCATCATTTGCCTCCTAATTTTCTTTTTTAAAACCTAAATATATGGTGCCTAATATAAAAAATACTGTTCCAAATATCGTTTGCGTATCTTCAAATATATCTAAATGCAAATACATTAATATACTAACTATAATACACATTATTCCTACTATATATTTCATTATTTATCGCCCTCCTAAACCTAAATTTAATAATTTTTTTAATTTATCTTTGTCAAATTTATACCATTTATATTTACTTTTTTCTTTTGTAGTAGACCATTCACACCTACCACATTTACAACAACAATAATTAAATGTATCTCCTATTACTGAATGAATTGGTACCATTGTATTATTTTTACCTAAATAAACCATATCAGCATTACAACAATATGATTTAATCATTTGATTCTCCTATTGCTTTATCATTTTTATCATAAATTAATTTACCAAAGTTCTCAAATAACCATTTTGCACCTGAATTATCATTGTAAAATAAACTCCGCATGCTTCTTGGTAACTTTCTTTCATTATTAAATTCTCTATTTCTATATACTTCTTCTGGGGTTTTATCACACTTATACACTCTACAAATTTCAGGCCTAATCTCGTAAATCTTACATTTTTTATCTTTATTATCTCTAAAAGGACAAGTATTGTCATAAGCTATCAAAATGTTTCTTGATGTAGCTTCAATTTTATTTTGTTTTACATACTTAGCTATTTTCTTTATTTCATTTTTAGATAAGTGTAAAATATCTCCACAGCAATTTCCACATCCAGAACAATTTCCATTACAAGTATAATTTATAGTTTTTACTCTTTTATTCGTATCCGCCATTTTGTCACTCTTCCTTTTAACTCAGACAGATTTATCATTTTTTGTCTGAGTTATTTCTTTATATTTTTGTAAAATTTCTTCTAATTCTTGTAACTTTATTTTCATTATATATAAATCTATATCTTCACTTGTTAAAGCATTAGCAAATATATCATTTTTTTGTTTACTAATTTCATCTTCTAAATATTTTATAAACACTTTTTGTTGAGTTTCTAATATCTCTATCTTACCAGCGTTTTCTAAACAACTATCTTTCCAATTACAAGCAATATTTTCTTTTTCTTCAAGTTGTTTCTTTAATTCTTGATTTTCTTCTTTAAGTTTATTATGTTCTTCTTCATCAAAGCAATGAGTTGTACCTCTTAATATAGATTTTAGTTCTTCATTTTCTTCTTGTAATTTTACTATTTCTATTTTTCTAGCCAAATCGTGGCTATTTAGTTCTTTATCAGTCATTATTTAATCTCCTCTACGCTCAATATTTTTAATACATAATACATCTTGTTAGGTTCTGCTCCCCATTCTTCTTTACCGTAACCTTTTGATAATTCTATATTGCATTTTATAGATGGGCTATTATTTGAATAGCCATTTCTTAGTAATATCGTTATATATTTTCTTTCATACTCTTTCACAAATCCATTTTTTACATTATGTTCGTATGCTCTACCATAAAATCTAGTTGTGTAATAAGGTTTAATTTCTCTATATTCTTCTTTCTTTTCGCCTGACTTTATCATGTCAAACCATTTTTTCTTTATTGGTAATGTTAACATTTATTCCACCCTAATTCCTCTATCTGTTTATTTATTGCTTTGTCTAAATGAGTATGTTTTGTATATTTAGTTTCATAATTCCAATAAATATTAATTCTATGTATTTCAACAGTTTTATTTTCAATATCAAAGACAACAAACCTTAGCCAACCACTTTCACTATCATAAGCATCATAACTAAAGCCATATGCTCTTTCTTCATAATAAAAACCTAATTTTTCAAACATTTCTTTAGCTGTCATTTACTCATCACTCTCTTTATCTACTATTTCATAGTCTAAATAATTACCGATTATTTTAGTGCAATAGCAATCATAATATTTTAGTGGTAATGTCGCTTTAGTAATTCCCAAAATTCTACCTTTTTTCCATATAATCATTCCTTCTGGCAATTCACTTATTTTTATTTTATTCATTACTATAACTCCTCTACTTTCTCTACTATTTCACTAAGATAAACAAACCAAGTGCCCTTTTTATAATATTCTCTATTATAGCCATATTCATCATCATATTTGCCTTTATATTGCTTATCAATTAAATATACCTTATTTAAAGATATTGGTTCGTTTTTTATATCAACTATTGTTGCAATAGTTCCATCAATCAATTTAACTCTATCTTTAATCTTTAACATTACTATCACTTCCTTGTTCTAGTTCTTGCATTTTATCTAATAAATCTGTTCCATATAATTCATTATCAGTTGAAATTATCTCTTTAGCATATTCTTTTAACTTATTCCAATTATCTTTTAATTGTTTATTTTCTTCAACATTTGCTTTTAAAAGTATATTGTAAGTTTGTATAGAACCATTTATTTTTTTGTTTTCTTGTTGTAAATCACAATACTTTTCAAAATAAAAATTGTGCAATTCTTCCAATTTAGTATAAGAACAACCATATTCTTCATCTAGCCATTTATTTATTGCTTCTAAATTCATTCTGACACCTCTTTTAATATATCTTTTATTTGTTTATTAAATCTTTCAAACATATCCCAATATTGATGATGTATATAATCACTACCACTTTCTAATTTTTCGGCTTTACAACAGTCAATAAAATTATTTAATTTTTTATTTGCTTTATCAATCACTTCTTTTTGTTTTTTACATTGTTGTTCTAAAAACATATATTTTGTTATTAAATCTACTTGATTTTCATTAAATAATTCTTTTGCTCTATTTCTTGCTTCTTCTTTAGACATCATTAATCTTTCATTTTTAAAATCCATTATTCTTATTTCTCCTATTTCTCATCAGTAGCTAATCCCTAGGCAAAAAGTTGTAGAAAGGAGATACGAGACAGTGAATGATCGTATTTCTTGCCCAGGAATTAGCTACCAATGAACTTTTTTTATTCTCTTTTATATTTACTTATTTGTTCTAATAATACTTTTTTTATGTTCACATCTTTATATTTTTTTAAGATATAAATTTCTTCTTCTAATTCTTTAATTTTTCTTTTATATTTTCTGTTTTCATAAAGTAAATTATAATATTCTTGCTCATAATCGATTATTTCTTTTTCTTTCATTCGTTTTATCAATCACTTTCGCTATCAGATGACCTGTTTTAGTTAAATTAGAATCATTGTATCTCAATTTATTTCTATTCATAATTAATTCCTCGGAATCGGTCACTAAAATCAAATTATTTAAATCTAAGTTCAATTTATTTCCATCTGCGAAAACAACTTTATATCCTTTTGGAATTTTTCCATAATTTTGCTCATATATGATTCTATGCTTTAACTTAAATATGTTAGGTTCTTTAACTTTAATTTCTACGTAACCATCTACATTAATTCTTTCATAACCTACATTTTTATGATTTGGTGGCATATTACCTTTTTTAAATGAAGTTTTATTTGCTTTCATTAAACCTTTTGTTCCTTTATTAAATGGAACATTACCTTTTTCAAATCTGCCAGTTAAACCACTATTTAGCTTATGATTACCTCTAAAGGTTTTTATATTTTGTGGAGTTAGATTTATTTCAAATTTTTTATTAAACATTTCAGCCAATTCTTTAGCTGTTTTCATATAATTATTGTTTATTAAAAATTCTTTTTGCTCTTTAGTATATTTATTCATTATTTTTTTCTTTCAGTTTTAAAACTTCATTTTCATTAGTTATTCCTAACTCATCAGCATATTTTTTTGCATCTAATACTAATTTTGCATTATTAACTATTGCTGTACTAACACTAGTAATTGCTTTTGCTCTTTTTATTTCTTTTTCTAAAGCACCATCTTTTTCTAATTCTTCATCATCATTAAGTCTTTCTAATTGTTCAAACAAGTAGTTATTTAAGCTATTTAAATTATTATCCATAGAATTTTGCTCCTTTCTTATTATTTAATTTTCTAGTTCTAGTCTTATTTTCATTAAGACTATTTAATTCTGTTTTTAAATTTATTAATTTTTTCTTTAACTCAATCATTTCTCTTTTAATAAGATACATCTCATACTTGATTTCTTTTTCTCTATCTTTCATTTAAATAAACTCCCTTGAGAATTATTTTTCTCGTAAAGTTGCTGCTCCAAATTCCTGATTCTTTTATCTTTTTCTGCATTAGTCCTAAGATAATTTTTTTCGCGTTCTTTGCACATTATAACTACTTTGTCATACTCTGTTTTCCAATAGTTGCCCCTTTCAACTTGTTTAGGATAATCCGCTATTTTTTCAGCATTTTCAATTGACATTATTTCTGCTTGCATTTTTTACACTCCTTTTCATATTCTCTCATCATTCTTTCAAATTCTAAATCATCTAGTGTCGCTATTCCTACATCTTTACATTCTCTTTCAAGACCTTTTATTAATTGCCAGAACTCTTTTGAATTAAGCTCATGAGTTCTTTTATAAAAGTAATAACAATCACAAGTTTCAGTAGCTTTATACCATTTAGCATAAGGATAAAAAATCTGCATATTAGTCCCTTTTGGAACCATTGCTCCGATTATATTTCCGTTTTCGTCTTTTGCAATAGTTCCATAAGAAAGATTAATATTTATTTTCGTCTCATCATCTGATATAGCATATCCAATACTTCTATTATATTTGGCTAATTCGTTAATTAGTTTGTGAAAATACGCATTTGCTCTTAGCCCTCGTATTGGCTTATACTCTTTTAATTCGTACTCTTTGTCTTGTTCTAGTGTAAATAGCATTGTTGCTATTTCTCTAGGCTTGCCAATTATATTTTTCATAATTAAAATGGAAGTTGTGACTCATCAAGAACAAATTCATTACCAAATTCAGCATAAGGATCTGAAACTGATTCTTGTTGAACAACTGGAGTATTTTGCACTTGGGCTTGTCCACTTTTATTTTGAGCAGTACCAGCAAATTCAAAATTGTCTATTACAACATCTGTTACATATCTTTTTGTACCATCTTGTGCATCATAACTACTGTTTTTTATTCTACCTTGAGCTACTATCATTGCACCTTTTTTACAATATCTATTTATTGTTGCTGCGGTTTTACCAAATGCAACGCAATTGATAAATTCTGTGTCTTTTTCTCCGTCTTTATTTACGAAACTACTTTGACAAGCTAGTGAAAATTTTGAAAACTCTGTTTGATTTGACATCATTCTTTGTTCTGGATCGCGAGTAAATCGACCACTTAATATTACTTTATTCATTGTTTTTCGCCTCAAATTTATCTTTATAATTTTTTAAATAATAATTGATTTCTTTAATCATTTCTTCTTTAAAATTTTCTTCACACTCTTCTTTGGTTAAATAATTCTTATCACTTGATGATATGTTATACATATATATATCATCTTTATTAGTTATAATTACTGAATACAAACCATTTCTACCTTTGAATAAATAATTATATATATTCTCATTAACACAACCTAATTCACTTCTCCAACTATCATTTTCTTTTAACTTACATAATTGTTTTAGTGCTTTATCATCGGTTAATGCTTTTTCAACTAACTTAGGAGTTTTCTTATTATCTTTTAATATTTTGTTCCAATTATAAGTACCTTGTATACTAAACGAATACCAATAGTTAGGTTTATCACTTAAATATATACAATTCATATTTTCTTCGTTAGTATCATCATTTTTTAATTTTTCTTCTAATTCTTCTATTTTTTTATTTGCTAATTGTAATTCTTCTTGTGCTTTATATAATTCATTTAAAATATATTCTTCATTTGTTTTAAACTTTGTCATTTTCTAATTCCTCCAATTTCATTTCTTCGTAATAATAATCTTCATCATAGATATATTCCTCTTCTTCTATTTCTTCAGGTGGATCTGGATATAGACCACCATAATATTCGCTAGTATCCATCTATGCCACCTTTTCAAATTTCATTTCATTAGTTTCTAAAAATTTTCTTAAAGCTACCATCTGACTAGTTTTTCCAGTTATTTTCAAAGTATATGTAAGTATTTCATCACTTATTTTTTCTTCAACTTTTTTGCTAGCCATTTCTTGCATTTTTTCTTCTTTTTGTTCCACAACTACTTTTTGGCTTTCTTCTTGTTGTGTTTTTAAAAATTCTTCTTTTTTGATAAGTTCCGTGTTTTTTGCAATTACTCTACTCAAATCAAAACAATTTAAATAATCATTTTTTAACTCTACTTCGTATTTGCTATGTAATTCTCCAATAGCAATTAAATCATTTCTTACTCGATTAATTTTATCTTGAAGTTCATTAACTAACTTAAATTCACCTTTGTCGTTAAATGAGCCTTTGTTTAACCATTTATCTTCAAATATTTTTTCTAAAGGCAATATATCTTTTAATTCGTTAATATTTTCTTCATAATACTTAACTATAATTTCTTTTCTATTAGTTTTTTCTTTGTTTTCTACATCTTTTACAACTTCATCAATCTTAGAACTTGCTTCTTTAATCAAATCTGTTGTTTCTTTTATAGTTGCCTTAAAAATTTCAAAGGGTTCATTAAATTTCTTTTCTAATTCAATTCGTTTATCGTTAAGTGCTTTTGCTGATTTATTTAATAAAGCCTTATCTGCTTTAGCTACATCAATATTATTTTCATCATAATTGTCTGCACTATAATTTGGTAATACTTCTAAAACTTTCTCTTTTATGTTTCTAGCATTTGTTTCTAATATTCCTAATTCTTGTTTAGAAACAACTAATTCTAAATCTTTTTCATTTAATTCGTTCATTTAAAATACCTCTTTCTTTATTTTTTTTTCTTTTGTTTTCAATTTATTAATTGTTGCTATTAATTGTTTAGGAGACATTTCAGTATCATTTTTTACTCCAAAATATTGATAAATTTCATCTGGGTCAGTGTCAGTCTCAATTAATAAGTCTTTAAATTCTGCATTAAGTCTCATTAATTGTTGTGGAGAAAAACTTTGTGGGTTTTTTTCTTTATCGGGGTCTTTTAACTCTTCTGTCGGTATACAAAATACTTGAAATAATGCATATTTAAATGCTATTGCCATTGCCTTATTACTTGCTTTGTCTCCACTATCCATGCCTTCACCTATTACTGTTGCTTCTACATGGCTTCCATCTTCCGCATAAAATGTGTATTTAATTTTACATATTGAATATAACAAGGTGCCACCAGTTGAGGTTTTTCTTTCTTCTCTAGTCTGTTCTAATACATCAGGTACAACGAACAATTTATATTTTGCAAATATTGGTTGCAATTTGTTCATTACATCATCTATTCCTCTAAACTTATAATTTTGTTTTGTATTTTGTTTAGTTTTCCCTATTGCAGGTACTTCTTTCATAATTAAATCTATGGTTTCAAATATATTTTTTTTGTGTTCTTCTTTCATATTATCCTTCCTTTACTGCTTTTATTATCTTGCTAGTCTTAGTACCACTTTTTATTCCAATTTTTTGAGTTGTAGCTTTTGTAGCTCTTATTCTTGTAGGGACTTGTTTCTTTAATTCTTCAATTTTCTCTTTAAGCTTGTCCTTATCTTTTTCAGAAATACTTACTAGCTTATCAACCACCTCAAATAGTTTTTCTATAAACTCATTTTTACTAGCTAATTCTGTTTCTAAAATTGATATTCTTTTACCAAGAGTCTCAATTCTCTTATCAGCTGATTCTGATTTTTCAAGATGTTTATACTTAAAATTTAATCTTGTGTTTATGTTTTTTTCTGTTTCAAGCATATAATTTATTGCATTTTCTTTTACTTCAAGTATTGATTTTTCCATTTCAACCATTAAAGCTTGCATACTTTTTTCTTTATTTTTTTTAAATATCTTCATTTTTAAAATCCTTTCTAATCCTGAATAACGCTACCTTAACCCCTGTGTATTGACAAGTTTTTTTACCATCTGTTTCAACTTTTCCTGCGTATAACATTTCTGTTAATCTAGGACTTGCAAAGTTTCTTTCACTTGTTGGTATCCACCCTCGTCTACACATCTCAACTGCTACCTCTTTTGCAGTAAGACTACCTTTTTCTTCTAAAATCTCAAGTATTTGTGAATATCTCTTCTTTTTATCAACCTTTTCGTTAGATTCTCCCCTGGTTTCATATGTTGTGACTATACCGGGCTTGTCCGGTTCGTAGTCGTAAATTGACATCTGTTTCATGTTAGCTCCATTTCTTTTATTCTTTTTTCAGCTTCTTCTTTACTATCACAGAATTGATAATAAAATTCTTTTACAAAATCTATATCTGCTTTAGATAGTTTTTCAAGTTCTATCGTTTTGTTCATCCAATCAGGAATTATCCGAAAATATCCATAATATTTTTTTGACAAAGCATCTTGCAAATATCTTAAAGAATTACTGTTCTGTTTTTTGCAATATTGAATAGCTTTTAAGATTTCCTCGCTTTTGTATGTTTCTGAAATTTCTTTAAGAATTTCATAATCAATTGGAACTAAATTACTTCGATAATTAGTTTCTATATAACTAATTAGTTTTTCTAGTTTCACGCACGCACGCGTTTCCGTTCCGTTCCGTTCCTATCCATATCCTATTCCTTTTCCTATTCCTTATCCTAGAGGGATTGGTTTTATTTTGAGTTGCATTTGGTTTTAATTTGGTTTTTGTTTGATTTAGTTTTGGTTTCGATTTGATTTATTTTTACTCTTTGTCAAAATTGGTTCAACTAAAATCCAAGCTAATTTCATTTTTCCCTTAAAACTAGGACTTTTGTCATAAAACGCATACTCTACAATAGCTAGTAAAAAATCTTTTTTTTCTTTATTATTTAATTCTTCCATAGCTTCTGCATAACTTCTTAGAAACGTAAAACTTTTTATTTCGTTCATATTTTTGGTTCTCCTCACTAGCCATTTTCTTTATTTTTTTTGACTTTTTTTATTTTTTTTGATACAATTTATTAGTAAAAATTTTTATTTTTACTATTGATTTTGCACTAATTTTGCTTCAAACTCTTTTAAATTAGTGCTTTTTTCATGCTCTGAATTAGTATTATTTGCTACTAATATTGACATTACAGCTACTACAAGTAAGAAAAATATTGCTCCAGATCTTTCTTTAAAATAATCTTTAACTTCTTTTCTTAATCTTATTTTTTTCATACTGTCTCTCCTTTCATCTTTTCGTATTCTATTATTTTTTGCTCTCCAACATAATTTTTTAACAACTCGTAAGATATATGATATGTCCATGTACTAGACATCTTAACAGCAGTTCCGATTGGTAGTCGTTGTTGCTGTAACCCTATTCTTACAAACTGTTGAGAACAATTTAATAGCTCGGCTACATTTTGAATAGGTATTCTATTCATTTCTTTTAATTTCATAAGTTTTTTTCTCCTCTGTTTGTGGTTAATTTTGTTTTCTTGATTTTTCTTTACTCTTCCTTTAAAATATTCAATTAAAGGAGGTGTTTATAATGTTAGACTGGATTGCTATAGCTACTATGTTCATTACTGCATTTACAGCGATTTCTTCAATTCTAATTGCAAAATCTACTTTAAAACAAAACAGCAAAATGATTGAAGAAAGTACAAGACCTTATATTTTTTTCTATAAGGATGTGATTGATATTAATAGTCCTATAGAGTACTTAGTATTAGAAAATTTTGGAACATCCGCTGGAACGATTACTGATATGAATTTTAATAATGATGAGTTCCAAGCCATATTCAATAAAGGCGCAGTAGATAGAGAATTATTTAAGTATTTTTCAAATATAACTCTAGCTCCAAACCAAAAGTATTTATTCCCAATTGATACAAAAAATAGATTGTCAGATGTATTCTCTATTAAAATAAAATACCATTCAACTGTTAATGAATATAGTGAAATATTTAATATTAATCTTTCACAAGACTACTCAATAACATTTCATAAACAACATAAATCTAATAGTGAAAATGAAATATTTACAATTTCTAATACTTTACAAGAACTTGTTAAGAGAAAATAGTAGTATATATCATGAATATTACAACTATGATACTCATAATAAATAGCCCTATGCAACCTATCAATAACAGATGTAAACACGCATTTGTTATTTTTTCTTCTTTGTCAAGAGTGTAATTCTTTTTTTTCATCAAATACATCTCCTTTTAATTTTCTTTGTTTGACACATTTATAAAAAAATTTGCATCTACGCCTAAAGCTAGAATTATTTCTACAAATTCATCGGCATCCATTTTTCTCTTACCATTTAGGATCATAGACAATATATTTTCAGGGATCCCAGTTTTATCAGAAATAAATCTTTGCTTTATACCATTTTCGTTAATATATAACGATATTTTTTGATATATTTTCATCGGTACTCCTTTCTCTGTAATTCCAATATTCTTGGATTACATTATCATTATATTTCAATTATCTTGGATTGTCAAGTTATTTTTGAAAAAAAATTCAAGAATTTTGAAATTATTATTTACTATCTTGAATTTTTATGTTAATATTAATATGGAAGGAGGGATAATATGTCCGTAGGAGATAATATTAGAAATGCTAGAATTTCACAAGGACTAAATCAAAAAGAATTGGTCGAAAAATTGGCAGAAAAAGGCATTAATGTTGGTAATACAACAATTAGCAATTGGGAAAAAGGCATTTCAAAACCTGACCCAGATACTATCACAACTTTGTGCGAAATACTTAATGTAGATGCTAATTATATATTAGGATTTTATCAAAATAAATCCAAAAATAACATTGAAGAAATGCAAATTTTATTAGACGCATACCAAGGTTTATCAGATACAGATAAAGAATTTATGCGAAATATGATTATAGAAAGAAGAAAACTTATAGATAAACAATTAGAAGAAAAGGGACAATAAAGGTGTAAAAGAAAATGATTAAAGAATTACTTAAAGGGGTAATTGGTCAAGAGGATATATTAAATTATTATAATGCTACTATAACTTATATAGATATGCCCATAAGAATTAGAGGCTGTGTTCATTGTTATAAAGGAATTTATGATATTTTAATAAATAAAAATCTTTCCTATTATAAAAGAAAAAAAACTATAATTCACGAACTTGCTCATATAGAGTTAAATCAGTTAAACCAGGCTGATAGTGATTTATTTGCATTTAATATAGACAAATACGAAGATGAAGCAAATGATTATTTGAAACAATTAATTATTGATTAAAAATATGCTAGTACAGGTATTTTTAAAATATATAGGAAGGAGGAAAAAGAAGTATGAAGAAGTATAGTAAATTGGCTGTTTTATTTGTATTAATTGCTTTAATATCCGGATGTGGAAAAGATGGCATAAGTTTATCAAAAGAAAAGGAACTAACTTGTACTAACACTACTACAGATGAAGATGGTTATAAAACTGAAGATAAAATGGTTGTTACATACAAAGACAATAAGGTTGTTAAGGTTACAGAAACAAATGTTACCGAAACAGATCCTTCGATGTTAGATATGACTTATTCTTTTACTTCTGCTTTTGCTGAGTCATTTAATAAAGTAGATGGAATGAATATAACTTATTCTAAAGAAGGCAATAATAAACTTAAATTTGTCATGACTGTTGATTATGATAAAATAGATGTAGATTCACTAAAAAATACTCTTGGAGATTTATATGATGAAGATAACTTCTATAATAAAAAAGACATCACTATTGATGAATTTAAAGAAAACAACTTAAAAGATTATACATGTAAATAACAAAAAAAGACTCCGCGCTACCAACACGAAGTCAACACATAAAGTGTACATAAAATTGAAATCTATTTAACCACAAACAAATTCTTTTTTATGTACTCTAATTATAGCAAAAATTACTAAATTAAGCAATAAGGAGAGCGAAAATATGAGTAAAAAAAATAACAAATTAAAGGTTGGTAATTTATTATGAAATTGCCCAATGGTTACGGAAGTATCTGTAAAGTAAAAGGAAACAGAAGAAACGGATTTATAGTTAGAGTAACAACTGGTTGGGATATGGATGGAAAACAAATTAGAAAAGTGCTAGGTTTTGTATCTAGTCAAAAAGAAGGACTTAAACTATTAGCTGATTTCCATTCTAGCCCATACGATTTAGATTATAAAGATGTTACTTTTTCTCAAGTTTGGATAAAAGTTGAAAAAATACTTGAAGAATTGGTTGATAAAGACAAAATGTCGTACAGTAATTTAAAAGGTTTAAGGAGTGCATATGAGAATCATTGCAAAACACTATATAATTGCCGTGTTTTAGATATTAAATATAAACAGTTGCAAGATATAATAAACAATGCTAAAAACAAGCATAATAATGAAGAATTAGGATATTCCGGTAAGGGATATATAAAAACTGTCTTTACTAAGGTGTTTGAATATTCTATTAATGAATATGAACTTCCTATAGTAAAAAATCCAACTGAAAGATTATATGTTGGGGAAAAGCCTAAATCTGATAAACATATACCATTTACAGAAGAAGAAATATCAATATTATGGGGATTGCAGCATATTGATTTTGCAAAAACAATATTAATAATGTGTTACACTGGTTTAAGACCGAATGAATTATTTATAACTAAAAGAGATAATATACACTTTGAAGAAGAATATTTTATTACAGGTTCAAAAACTGAGGCTGGTAAGAATCGTATAATACCTATACATAACAAAATTAAACATCTAATAAAATATTTTCTGAATAATACCGAAGATGCAGAATATCCATTCGCTTGTATTATAGATAAATTTAATTATGGTAAATTTTCTATAGCTAGCAATAAATTTATGAATGAATACAACTTTGATCACACTCCATATGATTGTAGGCATACATTCTCAACAAGAATGAAACAAGCTGGAGCAAATGAATATATCCAAAAAAGAATTATGGGTCATGTAATAAGCGATTTAACTGAAAGTGTATATACTCATAGAAATATAAAAGAACTAGTGCAAGAAGTTAATAAAATGACATAAAAAAAATGGTGGCTACGACCACTAAAATTAATAAAAATATTTGGTGGCTACGTGGTGGCTACCGATAAGAATTTAAGCGTATTTAAAGGTATATAAAATATATAAAAAGCCCGTAAAACCAGTGTTTACGGGACTTTGAAAACATAAAAA